ACTTTTTTTGTATTTATAATAAAACTCACTTGTTTTTGAAGTAGCCATAAACCAACATATCTTAATTGCATACCTTAATAAGTTATTAGAAGCGAATAGGGCTGATATCTTATCACAAGGTTGGAGTAATAAGCTAACTGCTATTTCTTGTCTTAAATCGTCTTGTATTGATTCAGGCTTTGTTTTGCTTATCGCTTTTATTAGGTCAGGATGGTTGTATATCTCCAACACTATATCGTTACACTTATTTACCACAGTAATCACATTTTTCTTTTGTATCCGCTTTCTTATCCTTGCTTTCTACTTCATCAACATATTTATCAAATAACGGTAAATCTAATCCCCAATTTTCTAACTCTTCCATATCCCAATTATTTGCAAGGCTATCCCAATCCCAACTACCAGTATTGGCATTTAATCTAATATTTAATTCTTTTTCATCCGCTTCATTTAAATCAACCACTACGCATTCAATTTCTTTATATCCTAATTTTTTTAGTTCCCTTACTCTAAAATGACCACCTACAATATAACCAGTTTGCTTATTAAAAATTATTGGTTCAACTACTCCAAACTTTTTTAAGCTTGTTTTTAGTTGCGCCTCTTGTTTAATATTGCTTTGCCTTGCGTTATAAGGTGCTGGTATTAAATCGTTTATATTTTTAATTTCTATTATCATTCATTAATCTTTTAATATAAAATACTGAATCAAGCAATTCCTCGTACAAATGATTTAACAACTGCGCTTTGTTTAAATCTGCATCATCCAGCTTTGTGTTATATGTCTTAATCCCCTTTTGTTCTCTTTTATGTAAATCAATGTTAATTTCTTCTAGTAATCCCATAATTAAATTTTAAATGTAAATAAAATTAGTATCATTTTTTCTTTTACCTAATAGTTTATATACCAATGTATTAGCTTTCATATTTATACTATTTGCTGCTTCTGTTATAGATTTATAATATATTCCTGTTAATACATTTAACACTATTGTACCTGCATTCATTCTCCCTTGTTTAGCAGCATGAGCCATATTTTCTTTATGAGTACACCATTCTAAATTTAATACATGATTATTTAATGGGTTATTGTCTATATGGTTAACATCAGGTTTATTAAATTCATTATTAATAAATGCTTTTGCTACTAACCTATGCATATATTCACTTTTATGGCACTTATTGTAATATAACTTTGCTCTATAATATCCTTTTTCTGTTTTATATCCGCAAGATATTTTTCTATTATTTCTTTTAATATTACCGTAATTAGATATCATGTATACGCCTTCATAACCATTTATATCTTTCCAGATTTCTTTTATATTTTTAAAAAGTTTAAATGTATTTCAGTCATTTCTTCAACAGTCCATTTATTTTTAAAATCGTAATCGTAATGACAATTTCGACAAAGTGCGGCAATGTTAGTTATTAAATCTTGCTCATCCTTTCTTTTACTGCCAAATTTAGATTGTGCTACTATATGTGCAATGTCAACCGCTTTACTACCGCATACCTCACACGGAATAAAATCTTCTATACCATATCCAAAATATTTAAAATACTCTTTGGTATATTTTTTCATTAGAAAGGTAAATCATCGTTTGTATTAATACTTACTGGATTATTTTTTACAATGCTTCCTTTAATTATCATCTTTGAATTTGGGTCATAATCGTTCAAAGTAATCTTTACGTTCTTTCCAAACTGGTCCGGTTCAGCATATATGCTGATATTCAATTTAATATACTTCTTGCCATTGTATTCGTAGGAATGTTCTAGCGCATCCGTAATACACAGACTTGAACTTAAAAAAGTTTCATTAATCTTTTTACCACTTCCTAATCTGATTTGTTGTTTTTTTTCAGTCATTGTTTTTAGTTTAAATATTCGTTAATTAGTTTTATTGTTTCTCCGAATCCCTGCCCAAATTCTGCTTTATATCCCTTTCCCCTTAATTTAACCATCATTGTCTCCTGTTCTTCGTGGTGTGGGTTTTTCCTCATTGTACCGTCTTTCTTAAATACTATATTGTTAACAGTTTTTAATTCTATAAACAATCCATTATATCCCTTTCGTGGTTCCGCTAAAAATAAGTCTGGGTATGCGTTGGAATATTGTAGTGCTTTGTGGCGCTTTGCCATCCCTATTGACATTCTCATTCCACTACTAAAGTCAGTACGGAATATTACATAAGGGTACATTTTTCGTATGTAGTCGCAAACCAACCGATGCAAGTCTTTCTCTAACATTTCATAAAGTTAAAATAAAGTTATTCACAAATAAAATAAAGTTATCAAAAGCAGTTACAAAATTAATCCCAGCTATGGTTAGTTAATAACTGCCTTTGATTGCATAAATAACCCTCCTTTTTTGTTTTAGTTTATAATTTAAGTACAACAATATTTTATAATTTATGTCACAAATTTTTATAAAACCGTGACAGATTGTAACGGTTTGAAGTTGCCAAGGATTCTTTGTTGATGCGGTGAATAATGGTACTATTCTACGCAGATTTGCGGTTGGTCAAGTGATTACTTTACTATTCAATCATAATAGTCAAGCTATATCTTTACAATAGTTGACATTTACTGCTGATTGGTGTCATAATTTTTCAATTTCTTGTTTAACTTCATCAAGCATAAATCCTATTGAATTAGGTTTTAAAAAACCATTTACATTAATTTCGTTGTACATTTCTATTATCTCATCTACTGCTATTAATGCACGTTTTTTAGCCGAATCAATATAATCTTCAAAACCATATACTTCATTATAAACATTTGTATGTTCAACAAACTTGTTTACTAATTCTGCTGCTTTTTCTTTTGGTGTCATGATTTTATAGTTTTAATGTTTCTTAAATGGCGCATAAATCATACTTTTTGTATCTTATATGACCAGTTATGAATGAAATATCCAGAAAAATTCATGCACAATGCATTGTGTTTATTAGTTTTAAAATATATAAAGCTAATTTAGTTCTACCATAGTAACAGTTATCACAACCGCAATCTTGCTTTGATGTTTCAGTATAACCTTCCTCTTTAATTTCTTCCTCGGTCATATAGCTTTTAACCCCATCAGGATTTCTTGTGTCATAGCTGCATAATTTTGAAGTTATTTCTTCTGTTGTCATAATTTTTAATTTTTGGTTAATGTTGAATAGATTGTAGCCATTTTATGGCTGGTATACAGTAGTTAGCAGCCATTCTGACGACACCAAATCAGATATATACCCTTGTCTGTTAATGGGCGATACTTCCAAGGCTTTTTTGGGTCTTGATACCCATTTTTCTGTAGCAGTCGAAATCTATCTGTTGTAGGTAAATTGTTCCACCATTCAACAGCAATAGAACGGCCGCTAACATCGGTTTGCTGCAAGGCGGGTTTTTGTTCTTCGTTTGACATTTTTTTGTTATTTAAAAGTTAGTAATTCTATTGAAATTTTGTGCCAATATTCCCGTTCTGACAGCAAGCCGAGAACCGTTATTCCCACATATCAAAGTCAATCCTATTGTCATTCATTATCTCTCGAAGCTTATCCCTTACATCATCAAGTTCTTTACCGTTGTATTTAATTTCACCTCTTAACCATTGGTCTAATTCCAATAAAGTGCAATACATTTTAGATGCTTTTGTAGCCAGTTCAAATTCCTGTTTGTCTTGTGGTAATTCAAATTCTAATATTGCTTTCATAAGTTTTTATATTTTCATTTCTTTAAATTCCATCCTTTCGCCTATAAATTGAAAAGGAATATTTTTTAAATTACCGTGCCTATTTTTTGCCAACTTAACTATACATTTACCTTCGGCGTTATGTGTCATTCCGTCAACTTCTATTTCTTTAATCCCGTAAGTTTCGGGTCGCATTAAAAATATAACTGAATCTGCATCCTGCTCAATCCCTCCGCTTTCCCTCAAATCGCTTAACTGTGGCATCTTATCTTGTCTGCTTTCAACTGCCCTACTTAATTGGCTTAATGCCATTACTGGTATATTCAACTCCTTTGCTATTATTTTACAACCTCTGCTTATTTCTGCAATCTCGCTTTCTCTATTTCCCTTCCTATCTACTCCCGACATAAGTTGAAGGTAATCAATACAAAGAAATTCAATGTTATATTTTCTTTTTAAGATTGCCGCTTTACTTCGTAAGTCCCGAATATTTAAACTTGGTGTATCATCAATGTATAGTTTAGCTTTTTGTAATCTTTCTTCGGATGCCATCAACATAAACTTTTGTGCTTCAGTAAGGTTGTTTGTTCGTAAATAATGGTGCGCTATGCCACTATCCAAGCTAATTAATCGGTTAACTAATTGCTCCCCTGACATTTCTAAACTAAATATTCCTACCGGCTTATCTTGCCGTAATACGTTTAATATTGCATTTAACATAAAAGCAGTTTTTCCCTGTGCCGGTCTTGCTGCTAAAATTATTAAATCCGGATTAACCCATCCACTAATATATTTATTTAAACTATCCCATCCGGTATCAATTCCTATTTGCCCATTTTCTAAAACTGCATCCCTTTCTTTTGCTAAACTCATAATGTAATGAGCCATTCCTTTTTCGCTATTTTTGTAAATACTTTCCTGTGCGTTTAGAATCTTATTGGAAGCGTTGTTTAAATGGTTTTCTATTTCGCCTTGGTAAGAATCGTTTACTAATTCTTGACCAATTACAATACCTTTTCTTTGTAGGTAATTTTGTTGCAAAATCAAAATCCAATCATTCATTGAATTACTTGAAGTTACATTGTTTGTCAATTTAACAATTTCAAACGCCCCACCTACTGATTCCATTTGTTCGTTTGTTGTAAGGTACTGGCAAACTGTTACGATATCAATGGCAGACATTTTATCGTAAAGTGACTGAATAGCTTTAAATATTAATTGGTTTTTAGTTTGGTAGAAAAATTCGGATGTTATTTTTGCGATGTAGGTATGTACTGAATTTTGTTCGATTAATAATACTCCTAATATCCTATCTTCGACGTCTTTGTTGTTCGGAGGTGCTTTTGTTGTTTTAGCCATTTTAAGCCTGTTTTTTGGTTAATTAATGTGTTCGTGATAGATTCTATCAAAAGT